TAGACTGGATGGCAATACAGATGCCTAAGATAATGGCAGCTTATGATAGTATCGTAAAACAAAGATTAAAGTATGCAGATGCTGATATAGTTGCACAGGGGGCAGGGTATTTGATTAAGCCAGCGACATAAAAAAGAAAGGAGAGTGATCTAATGAGCAATAATATAAATACCTTAATAAACAAGTTGCAGAAGGCATTAAAAGCCAAAGGCAAAGTGTATTGTATAAATAGGTCACAATTCTATTCTGATAAATACGATTGCATATGCACAAAGTATACAGTATTTACAACATACATGGATGCAGATGGAGAAAAGCAGAAAGATAGCTATTACTTTGATAAAGCGTTAGACGTGGTACAATTCCTTGCTGATTTATTAAGGGATGATAGCTCGTGAAAATAAGTGAGAAACAAAAGGCATTTGTGCTGTATCTGTGTAAGGATAACCTTTCACAAACTGATGCGTACATAAAAGCGGGATATAGCCCTAAAGGAGCAAGAGCTGGTGCTGCTCGTCTGTTAACAAACGTTAGCGTCCAAGAATATATGAAAAAGGTCATGAAAAAGGTCGAAGATAAGAAAATCGCTGACATTAAAGAAGTCATGGAGTTTTATACTGCGGTCATGCGTGGAGTTGAAAAGGACCAGTTTGGATTGGACGCAGCGCTGAAAGAAAGGTTAGATGCTGGAAAAGAGCTAATGAAACGGCTGGAGAAGGTTGCGGGCGATAACGACATGGACATAAATATCACTTTCACACCAGCAAGTGCAGAAAATGACAAAGCAGATT